ATGACGGACCCTGTGGGGTCGGTATAAAGTTTAACGACTTTCTGCATGCGCTGGCGTGATATTTAACGTCCGTTCGCCCAGCCATCAGCGGGGACCATTCTCCCGCGTTGAAACTTGTGATGATGGGGGCAGCTTTAGCCATTATAGTCTCGACATCAACCATTCGTCGTCGGGGAGTTTCTCCGGCGGCATTTCAATGGCGTTGGCTCTGATAGCCAGCGATATCTGCTTGTTAAATTCACTCTCGGCGCGGGCGCGTTTCTGTTCCGATTGCGTCAGTGGCTCAGCTAACAATTCAGCCAGTTTGGCTACGAACGCGAATGTGAATTGGGCTGTCCATTGTGTCGAGTCCACGATCTGCTTGACGTACTTGATGTGCAGCGGTGAGTCCAAATTGGTTAGGATTTTGCGCTGCTCTATTTCATATAACTGTGTGGGGGCCGATCGGTAACTACTTAGGTCCAGACCCGCATAATAGTCACCGATGAACAGAATGCGCAGAGCATCGGACGGTATTTGGTATTGGAACGAGAAACCAAACGGCGGGGCCGCGACCAGTGCTGGGATCGCTGCCCGCTCCTTAGCGAATGACCAATTATACGAAGCGAAAAGCGCATCCCGCATAATGTTGTATACGGCGCGGGCTTCGCGGGCGGGCTTTACGTCGTCATCTATGGACATGACCCTCGACTCCCCGAGAAGGGTGAGGGCCATGTTTAGTATTTCAGTTTGTGATGCCACGTCTATCCCCCGGCAGTTGTACTACGCTATTGCCTCTTTCGCGGTGAAACGAGCGGTGTACGTATCGGTTGCTACACCAGCCACTATTGCGATTTTCAATGTTCCGCCGCCCGGAATTACTAAACGCTCCGGAATGCCTACGATTACGGAACCGTTGCCCAAAGCCGCTTCCCTTGATACCGCTTGTATGAACTGATTGCGGGTGACCAAAGAGGCGGTGTTTGCCACCACTCCCCGGATGCCGTATTCTACCGTGCCATCAGCCAAACAAACATCAATATTCACCAATCGGCTGGCCACAGTGGCATCGGTGGTAGTAATCACTTCCCCGAAAAGTAATTCGAGGTCCATCTTGGTGTCGTTGGTCAGAACGCCAACGACGTTTCCCGCCGTTGCCCCGAGGATCAATTTCTTGATTATTGGCCTCATGTCATCGCTCCATTAAGCCGGGGGCCAATTGCCCTTGATGATGTACGCTTGGAATTTCTCCAAGGCCAAAACCACATCTTCTTTGGACAGTGCTGGAGCGACAGCCAGATCGAACGTCAGTTCAATGGAATCCGTGGCTGTGGCTGCGCCAACTGCCTCAGTAACTTGATCGATATTCTCGCCCTTGGAAAGACCATATCTGCGAGTTGCCATTTTCTATCTCCTGAAAAGTGGCCCCAGCCTAAGCCGGGGCCAATGCCGCTCGTGACGGGTTACACCAGATAATCGGCTTCGATCAGTACAGCGCCCGAAGCGGTAGCTGCAGCCGCCAAAGTGCCGACGATATCATACTGAATGCGCGGATCGGCCGACAAGCCCAGATGTTGCCAGATTTGCTTTTCGCTGTTGGGGATAGTAATGATGTTGCCGAACACCAATTCATTCTTGGCCAGTGCGCCGGAAATAGCGACTGCGGCTTTGAAGAATTGCTGACTGACCACCGCGCCACCATCAGCCGTAGTGCGATAAAGGCCGACATCCATCGTTGCGCCAGCGATCGCGGGGTTGCTGTTACGGCACGATTCCACCAAAGCGTTGCTGGGGATCGATCCGATGATGTATTTACTGCCGATGTTGTCGCCGTTGGTTACGTTAACCACGCCTCGGGTGTGCTGCTTCAATCCACCGACCATAGTTCGGCTGGAAATGACGGAGGGCACTGAGTCGCGGTTGGTCACAACCCCGGATTTCACGGTGACGACCGCACCAACGAATCCAACCAAACTAGCCGAAGCCGGTTCAATGAGTCCGAAACTCACGCCCAGCGCCAGCATCAGGCCGAAAACGGCCATCTGGAAGTGCATGTTGCCTAAAAGCTTTTTCATACGTTTCTCCTAAATTGTCGTAAGATTAACCGTCGTTACCCGATTAAGCCTCGGAACATTTGATTTCGATGACCTTCTTATCCTCGATACGTGTCGAACCAAAGGTTCCGTACACATAAACTTGGGTGGGAATACCCTGCAAATCCTTGCGTTGGCTGATATCCGTGGTGATATCATTCCACATGGCCAGATACATGCCGGATTTGGCGTAAGCCGGGGCACGACGGTAGCTGTTGGTGTCCAACTGCAACAGTTCCGTACGCTTGAAGTTGAAACCCAAGAAACGGGTAACAAGACCCTCAGCCATGACGGGCTTTTCGTTGAAGTCGAGACTGATGACCTGAACTTCGGCCAACAGATTGTCATGTTGCTTGGAAGTGACAACCAACGTGATCGGATCGTTGTCCAGATCAACTTCAGCGGCCATTAGCAAGCGCTTGGCTTCACGGAGTTTCGCAACGGTCAGGCCAACAGCGCCCGAAGCAGCAAAGTTGACCGCAACTACTTGACCAGCCGGGAAAGTTACCGTGGTCGCACCGGTTTCGCCAGTCTTCCGGTCAGCGAAGAAACCGTTAATGATTTCCTTATCCTGAGCACGTCCCATAGCGTAAGTGCCGTTAATCGCGTAGGTCGAAGTCGGATCGGTGATGGTGCGAAGCTTGTCGATCGAATCGATCATGTCGTTCCAATCGTAATCCGAGGGGTAAACCCACGGGCGATCGGTCGGCGTATTGATCGGAACAATCGGGGCGTAACGACCGGTACGCTTTACCGCATCAACCGCGCCGATTTGATCGACGACGACAGCTGCTTTTGCGCCGGTAATTTGTTTGAAGGAAACGGAATCGCGCAGACGACTGCCCTTTTGCTGCAAGAGCAGATCGATTGTTGACGCATATTCTTGTGCGTAATGGGTTGGGATTTGGTCAGACATGGTTAGGTTCTCCTGAAAAGTTTAAGTATTTCAACCTTCGCAGGGTGTCCCTTTTTATCGGACCCTAACTTGTGGAATCGGCTCCACCAAACCCGCTTCGTTTATTGCGGGCCTAGATCAGGGTCCCCGCCGAAGCAGTACGTGAGCGGAAGTATATCACCCCCGCTCACTCCTGTCAATTCTATTTCTTTTCAGGGTAGGCCAGTTTGTGCAAGTTATCCCACTCCTTGCGTTTATCGGCATCACCTTGGGTGAATGACTTGGACCACTCCTTGTCATTCTTCAATTCAGCTATGCGCAGTTTAGCGCCTTCCGGGGTCGATATCTTGCCGTCGCCACCGCCATCGCCGCGAACAAAAGCATGTTCGCCCAATGATCCGCCGATGTTGGCCAGCATCTTGAGCATGGCTTTGGTTCCCATGGCCCCCTCAATGCTGGTCAACGCGGCTTCCAACTCTTGATCATTGGTGTGGGGGATGAACTCCCGCGCTGCGCGACGACCCATTTCGATGTTCTTGTCGTAGATCGGCGCACCTTGGTCATCCTTGCCCTGCCATTCAATTTGCAGATCAGACATATCCTTCGCAGTTTTTCGATCCAGTTCGGCGTCGGAATTCTTGATGCGCTCCAGAGCGCCCCCGGCGATGTCCTTGGTGTAAAACTCGATGGCGCTGTCAAAGAAGATTGGAGGAACGCCCTTGCTGTGCATAAACTCGCGGAACTTGTTCATCATCGGGTCAGCTTGGAACGCCTCGGGGATTTTGTACCCGTCAGCCTTCTCCGGAACTCCGCCAACCTTCTTGTAGAATTCCTGCCATTCTTCGGGCTTGGCGTCCGCTTTCGGGGCAACAACGCCGCGACCAGCCTTTTCCGCGCCAACAAACTTTTCCAGATTCATGGCCTTCAAAGCCATCGATTCTGGGGTCCTGTACGCGGAGCCATACGCCTTTACCCATTCCTTGACGTTAGCGTCTTGGAAAGTGTCATACCACTCACCACCTGTCGATGCGACTAATGCGGCTGCGCCCCCTGCCGGTGCGACTAATGTGGCCGCGCCCCCTGCCGGTGCTGCTCCTGATCCACCCGCGCCGCCATCTGCGGGTGCTCCTTCACAAAAACGGCGGAAATATTTGTTGTACATTGGGAGTCCCCATAGAAAGACCTAATCGGTCCCTGATTCACTGTCATTGGCATACTTATACAGATCGGCGTCAGAAATGTGTAAGTGCTGCTGTATCCTGTGCCACACTTCCTGCCTCCCGATGGCGATGCCAGTAGCCATTGGATCGATTGTCTGGGTTATCCTTGAAACGACCGCTGGGGTAGACGTTCCCCGGCAGAATGAACGTAAGTCCGATAGAACAATATCGGTCGCTTTGCTGTTGTGGAATACGTCCCGGTAAGCTTTACGCTTACGCAGGACTTTATCCATCACATCACGCCACGCGCTCATTGCTGTGTCGCCGGAGCAACAAAACCGGCTTGGGCAGCTGCGCCAGCCATGTTTTTAGCCGCATTAGAGGCCACTTCGGCACCCTGTAAGGCCTGTTGCATGTCCTGTTGCTGCTTACGGTCGGTACGGATTTTGATCATTGTTTCCCTCGATCGCATCACACGCTCCGGTACGCCATTTATTTCGGCCAATTCTTCCATGATCATGTCCGGATCGAATCGGTCATAGACCGTGGGATCGACCTGTGCGATCGGGGCCAAAGCCTCGATGGTGCGCATAATCGCTACGCCATCTTCCGCCCTGCGCAATCTGGACAGTGGAGAAGTATAGGTAACCTTCAACTTACCGCCCGCATCCATCAACTTTTTCGGTATGGGCGGTAGAACATTGGCATGATGAAGAATATCCAGTTCCCGACTTATGATCGGACCCATGAATTCAGATTGGGTTCGGCCAACGGTCGGTGCCAGCAACTGCCCTTTTTCCTGCGCCCGGATCAAAGCTTCCGTAGCAGTCATCTGTGGATTCTGCACCAAAATCTGGAACAGCGTCACATAGAAAGCGTCGTTGATAACTTTGCGCTTCTGCTCGGTTATCTCAAGCGTGATAGGCAAGTTGCTGCCCGTTTTTAATGGGTGAACAAGCTGATTGCCGCGATCATCAACCCCGCCATAATTCATGGCACCGGGGCGAGTTGCGAAGGCCGACAAAATTCCATCACCGAAGATCAGTAAGGGTGGATCAGCGATCTTGTGCGCTACACGGATGATGGTCTTTTCCATTTCATTGACCATCTTGATGTCCGGCAAGACCATCATCGCCGGGGACCGGCCATAGGTCTCATTTGGGGACGTCACATGCCGGGACACGGCGTATGGGGTCTTCCTGTACCCGCCCTCGCTCAGGATCGTTTTTCCTTCCATCGCGATGTAGAACGACGACATGGGCATGCCGCGAAAATCCTTGGCGCGGTGCACCATGTCGCGATTTGGCTTAACACAGTGCAGAAATTGGAATTTACGGAACGGCTCACGATCAGCCGCTTTGATGATGGCGTCCGGGAGTTTATCCCTCCACTTGCCGTAAGCAGCCCGCGCCGACATGCGAATCTTGCGATGCCACAAATCAACGATACCGGCGTGGTCTTCCGCAATGTACAAGTCCGACAGTGCCACCGATTTATATCGGATGCCGATGCCGATCACATCGTCGGTAAACAAGCCCATAGTACCGAACGCCATTTGTGTTACGTAGCATTCATGGGCTTGCGATGCAAAATTAGCCGTGGGGCGATACCGCACCTTAAACAGAAGTTTGTTGACCTCTTCCAGATACAGTTTAATTTCCCTATCACTGGCCAGTTTTTCATCTTCCGTGCCCAGCCTATGGTATATTTGCGTTCCGGGCGTTATCAACGAATCTACCGCCGACGCTGCGCGGTCCAGTGCTAGTAAAGCCGTGGCGTCAAAAATTTTTTCGCTACGCTTATCCCCGTCTGTGTGCATGTTCTGGAATTCATTGGCACGGGGCAAACAGCGCTCAGCCACTTCGCGCCAATGTGAATCAAACGTAGAGCGATCATTCTCCATCATCCCCTGTTCTCGAATGATGTCTATTGCTCTGGAATCAACTACAGTCGGGGCTACCATTTTATCCTCCCAGCAACATCTTGGTTCCGGACCCGGATTGGGTTTTGTCACCATATGCTATCAATTCTGCTGTGCCCAGCGGGGTGGGTTTGTTCTTTTCCAATACCGCATCCGATGCTTGCTTATCGAATTCAGCCTGTTTCTTTTCCTCAGTTTTCTTAGCTATGTCGGAATCCAAGGACGTATTTCGAGTCATGCTGTTGGATATCGGTTCTTGAATAATGCCCATCGCGGCTTTCTTGGCTCCCGCCGCTGAGAAAAGTCCGGACATAAATGACACATTAGCCTCCCAGCAACGCTTTTGCGCCGGTAGTCGGAGTTCCTGCTCCCTCTTTTCCGGTCAACATTGTGGCAGCTGCGCCCCTGCGACGACGGGATGCATCTTCCGCGTCCTGCACTTTTGTCTGGGCGTCTTCAATCGTCGGGGGCGGGTCGGGCACTGGAACTGCTGGGGTTGCCGCCGCTTTATCGCCGCCGCCAAATAGAAATGACATGTCACTCTCCTAGGATGTTATATTCGTTATCAGCCACTTGCTGTCTAACTCTATTTCTTTGCTCCGGTGTCGTCATTACGTAGCGGTCTTCGCCCGCAGATACGCAATCATATTCCAGCGCCTCACACGGGTGCGAGTACTTGTTTTTGTCGGGCACGTCCCGATATTTAATGTCCCCGGCTACTTGTAATCTTTTGCGGTGGTAGCCGCCCGATAATCCTTTGCGGGTGATCACGCAGCGGGGATGGATCATGAATGCCGGTTCCCCGTCAATCAGATTCGTTAGTAGGTTGGCCACCCCTTCGCGCCTTCTAACTGGGTCTTGGGTCGGGGCGGCTTCGGCTGTTTCAAATCCGTTGGCCTTCAGCAACTTAAATACCGTGTTTTCCTCAGTGTTTGCTTGGTCGCCCGCTGGGTCGCCCCTGACCGATATGATCTTTATGTTCGGCCAATTAGTTGCGATGTGTTTGGTCAGTTCCTTGGCGAAATTCACGATTCCCAACCGTTCCGATACCAATTCATCGAACACGAACCATCGGCCATTGGCGGTGCGTTGGCTGAGAGTGGCTGCGGGGGTTAGCCCAAAGTCCATCCCGATCCGTACGCCAAGACCGGGGATCAGTTTAAATTCCCGACAATGCGTGGAGTCTTTGTACTCCGGGAATACCGGCAGCCCATCAACCACGAACCCGTATTCGCCGTCGACGTAGATTTTAATCCAAGCCGCGTCTTTACCGGCGATCTGGAACTGATAGTATCCGGGGCGTAGATTTTTCGTGTTTTCGGCGTCCGGCGCCCGTCCTGATGGCTGGCGGTAGAATTGCATCAGTCGCTTGCCCGGCTTGATGACGCCCATGGTTTGCAGCAACTCTTCCGCTTCACGCATTGAGTATATCAGTTGCCTGTTTCTCTCGTTGCTGGTATCTTGCTCAGCTAGAATGTACCACCAGTGATCGGTGTCTGGTGGGTTGGTATCCATCAGTATCTGCACATTTGTTGGCTCAGCTTGCCACATCGGTGGGTATCTACCAACTCGCCCGGTTAATCCGTCCAGAATGGCCTTGGGCACTTCCCTCGCCTCGTTCATCCATGCGTCGGAAAGTTCCATTGATAACAATTTGGCCACGTCGTCCGGTTTGTCCAGTGCCACGAACAGGACTTCCCAGTCCAATTTGTTTACTGGGTCGATGATGTGGTGGCAGGGCGGTCCCATTTCTCTCCACTTCCCGATGTGCTGGGGCATCCACTGGTGCCATGTTTTCATGGTCGTGGTCCGCAATTCGGGGTAGGTATTTCTTATGATGGCGGTTCTTCGACGAATCCACCCATCCGCGCTGCGTGTTTGTTTTTGCGCGTTTTTTATCAGTTTCATCACGCACGTTGTTGATTTACCCGATCCGAATGGCCCCATGATCCCGCATATGAAGCTTTCGTCCTTGAGGAACGCTTTTGATACCGGCCCCGCTGCGAAATAGTGGATATCCCCCGCTTTGTTTGGGGTTCCGAATTTCTTCCCATTTTGCTTGATGGACAGGTCGGATGATTCTTCCGCAACAATTTCTGCGGGGGACGACATCAGTGTGTCCCCTTCATGGGGGCGGGGGCTGTTGGCATTCCTCTTTCTTCGAATGCGCGGCGGGCACCCTCACGCATGGTCATGGCCACGAATGTGTGCATCAGTGACATGAACTCCATCCGTTCTTCCCTGCGCCTGTTTGCTGCTGGTGTGGTTTCGATGTCCAAGGGCGGTGGCCCGATTAGCACATCTGCTATTCTGCGCATCGCTTCGTACATCTTATCGCTGGGGGTAACGTCCATATTCTATCCTCTATCCATGCTGTTAATCGTAACGGTTAGTCGGTCGCGACTGCATATCAGTCGTGGATGTGTATCTGCAGGGGTGACTGCAGGGTATTTGCGCTTTCTCCATCTTTCCATCCGGCCCTTGACTTGAGCCAGAATTTTCCCGCCACTACATCACCCTCAACCGCTGCGGTGTGCATGGCCTTGGCCACTTGGGTGTTCGCTACATTCAAGCCATTCGCCAATTCCTGTCCGTACAGCTGTTTTAGTTTTCCCGGCCGCATGTTGAGCATTTCTGATATGTCGTTTTCGCTCAGGCCGGTGGAAACATAAAATGAGATCGACTTTGCTACACGCACGTCGTACGTATGCGGTATGTTCTTTCCTGTTATGGGGTCACGCCCGATTCCTACCAATGCGGGGCGCTTGACTGTATTGACTGATTCACGAGCACGTTTTTCCAACGTGGATTTTTTGAGGTGCGTAGATTTCGGACGCGGTTTGGCGGTCGCTTTGGGCTTGCTGGCGGGAGTTGTTGGCGAGGACATAACGCGATTCTATCACAGGCCGGGGTCGGTGTCAATGGGCTTAGTGGAGCAAGACGCGAAGCGAAGTGGACCGGATAACTGGCCGGGGACCCGGTATGACAGCGGCATAACCAACATGGCTCGACGATCGCGGAACGCATCCTCGCTGTTCGGTATGGGACCCGCGCGCTTTGGCCCCCTCCCCCCTTCCAACAACACGCGGCACGCGATCGCCCATACACGTATACGTACCCCCGGCCCCGGTGGATCGCTGCCCGGCCTTTGTTGTTCTGCGCGGGACGACGAGCGCGATTATGAGGCTCCCGATCAGTGGCTTAACGCACGTCGACGTGGGTGGAAAGGCGAGAGACTTGAGGCGATGAAGCGAGGGCACCTTAACGCGTGACGACGCATGCGGTGAAGGGCT